CTTTTGGGTTTCCAAACTCTGGATGGTCATCCCATTTTCCATATCCAAGTTCATCAATACACTCTTCCCAGATTCTTGCGGTCTTGTCCCACCCATAATTTTTCTCAAAAGCATCTCTAGCTTTTTTGGAATTAACGGCCCTTAGTGGTGCTGGCTTATTTAATAGTGGAACAAGTAATTCCACCATATGATCTAGATCTGGCAAAGCTCTATAACACCCCGTTTCCATTTCCAAATGTGTTGCTCGCAGCTTAATTGGATAGCCGTCTAATTTCCGGACTTCACTTTCCATAGCAGAATAGTCAGTAGCTACAACTGGAACCCCACAAGCTGCCGCCTCAACTATTGGTAGTCCAAACCCCTCTGAATTTGCCGCTTGTACATAAACATCAAAACAGTTATAAATTGCGGCTAAAGTCGCCGTATCTACACCTGTTGCAACATTTGTAAGTTTTGACGAAAAGAACTTCATTGAAGAATTAAAAAATAATTCTTGACATGGCGGTATAAAAATTGTTATAATATAATATGAAAATAGAAAAAGATAATGCGGATTTTAGACACTATTGTAGGTATATGTATGATGAAAACTGTCAAGAAAGATGGGTACATGGACAAAACCCCTACCCAAGTCTCGAGGCTTATGTAACAAAAAATTATGATTTTATAGTTGATAAGTTTAGAGTGCGGAATAGAAAACCTTGGATTTTATAAACCTAAACCACCTAAAAGACATGAACGAAACTTGGGGAGAACATTTTCTCTCTACAGTAAAGTATAGTTTTATTTTTTTAGGCTTATTTTTTATAAGTTTAATTCATGCAGTCATACCTATTATATTTACTAAAACAGTAAGTATAAAACTTAAAGAAATTCAACACAGTATCCTGTATCGTAAGTACGCGGACGAGCCAGGATTTATAAAACTAATGAAAGAAAATGTCAAGAGAGAGCAGTAGAGAGGACTTAGAGCAAGCCGATTTTTATAAAAAAGGTTTTTGGATATGTTTTATCTATGTGATTTGGGACACATTAAGGAGTTTTGGCTGGCTATAACTCTATATAGGGAACGCAAATGGAATTTGTCGATAATTACAACCCACCATTAAACACACGAGTGAAAAGAACTTTTAACGAAAATCAGATACTAGGCAGAATAGGCGAATACATAGGAACAACCTATGAAAAGCATTATGCTCAAGGAACAATACAAGCTACTGAATTTATAAGCTCCTCAGGATATGGGGAAGGTTTTTGTCTAGGAAACATTATAAAGTATGCACAACGCTTCGGGAAGAAAGGACACAGAACACTAGACAAAGAGAAAGACTTATTTAAGATTATTCATTATGCAATAATATTGCTACATGAAATTGAACAAAAAGAAGGCAAACAAAAATTTTAGAAGGGGCAGGCATATGAGAAAATTTTATGGAAAACTTACAATGGTGGCATTATCTTGCTGCTGCTTGGACTACAACATGGTACTTAGCAGTTATGAGAACATGGAAACCAATTAAATATTTATTACAAGATAAATTACCAAAACATCCTATGACTAGAAATAGTTTTTTACATTGGATTATATATGCTATATGTATAAATGTACCGCTTCCTATAATTGGTATACCTATTTGTTTTTCGGATGATTATAAAAGAAGGTGGATATTTGGATATGTACACGGAATACTAAAAAGAAATGAAGAGATTAAAAAATAAATGGGGTGAAAGATACGGAGGATATAAGCACGCAAACCTAGATGACAGAGTCAGCTGGTATACCGTGACGTTTTTAGTTATATACTTTATGATTGCCGCCTTAACCTCTTTTTAAAGAACAAAAAAATAGTTCTTGACATAGCCCTCAAATTTTAGTATAATATCTATAATAAATGGAAAAATCATGGGCGACAGATTTTATAACGAAATGCTCGATAGGATAGGGACTTGTCCCGGCTATCGTAGCGCAACTAGGAGAAGAAGAATGGCTTGGACAGACGAAAGCAAAGCACAAGCAGTTGAACTTTACACAGACGCAGAAGCAACCCCAGAAACAAGTATGGAGATTGTTAAGGATATTGCCGACGAGTTAGGCGAAAGCCCTAATGGTGTCAGAATGATCTTGACAAGAGCTGGTGTATATGTGAAGAAAACAACTACAAAAAGCAGCAACGGAGCCTCTACCGGCGGCGGTAGGGTCAGTAAAGCAGACGCACAAAATACATTAAAAGATGCAATACAAGATGCAGGACAGGAAGTTGATATGAGTATCATTGATAAACTAACTGGAAAGGCAGCTGTTTACATCACAGGTATTGTAAACGCATTGAATACTTAAATATCTACCATTACTTTAAAGAGAGAGTTTTCTTTAAGTAATGGAGTATTTTGAGTGGAAAAATGGAAATTCAAAGAAGTCGTAACTGAACACGAAGACGCTGTAATAACTTACAGAAGTACAAATTCTAAAAAGTTAAAGTATAATGTATGTACATTAAATTTTGATAATAAGTATATACAATCAAAAAAGAATAGAGCAATAGAAACAGATGATACTGTTTTACTTTTTTGCTGGGATACTGATTCATATAGACTTTTAAGACCTGCTAATGTAACTCACATAGTTCCTCTACAATCAATATTGAGAGGGAAAAAGTGAAGATATATGAAGCGCCTGAGGTATATCAAAAGATTATCTCGGAAAAAGCATCAGGAGACGAACAAGTCAGACTGACAATAAATGAATTTAGAGGTGTTGAATATATACACCTTAGAAAGTATTACTTAGACTTTGATGGGGAATTTAAACCCACAAAGGACGGTGTTGCTATGCCACTAAACTTTGAAAACTCAAGACTACTATTCGAAGGCTTGGTCGAAATCATTTCCCTAGCCGAAGCAAAAGAGATACTCGAAACTTACTTCAAAGATATTTTGGACGGAATTTACCTTCCCTAAATTTATTACTTGACATAGCCCTTAATTTTTGTTATAATATTATAATGGAAAAAGTAAAAGAATATTTAAGAAAAGCCTCCGAAGCCTACTATAAAGGCGAACCTATCATGTCTGATATAGAATTTGATAGACTGTCGGAAGTAAGTGGCTTTGAGGAAGTAGGTACATCAACTACAGATAACAGATTTAAACATGCGTTCCGCATGTACTCACTTCAGAAAGTGTTTGAAAACGAACACACAGAGAAGAACCCCCTAAAAGATTATACAGAAAAAGTAACTTGGACTCCCAAACTTGACGGTGCGGCAGTTTCCTTGCTATATATTAATGGAAACCTAGAAAGAGCTTTAACAAGGGGAGATGGAAAAAAGGGATTAGATATTACAGGACACATGGAACATCTAGTACCAAAAACGCTAGAAGGAAGTTTTAAACAAATTACTCAAATAACAGGAGAAGTAGTAGCACCTTCAAGCATAAAAAATGCTAGAAACTATGCTGCAGGCGCTCTTCAACTAAAAGATTATGGTGAATTTATAACGAGAGATATAAGATTTATAGCCTATGGTGTAGACCCTATAACTGTTGGTAGTTATTATTCGGATTTATGCAGTTTAAAGAGAACACATTTTGACACTATTATAGACTCAGACTGGCTTGAATATCCAACGGATGGAATGGTATGCCGTATAGATAATCAAACAGCTTTTGTCGAAAGAGGATATACTTCACACCACCCTAGAGGAGCTTATGCTCTTAAAAGAATACAAAAGGGGGTAGAAACAACACTTATAGATGTATTGTGGGATGTAGGAAAATCAGGAGTAGTAGCTCCAGTAGGGATTCTAGAACCTATAGAAATTGATGGTGCTAAAGTTAGTAAAGCAACCTTACATAATATGGCTTATATAGAAGGATTAAATCTAGAGATAGGCTGCAGGGTAGAAGTTATAAGAAGTGGAGAAATTATACCCAAGATTGTTAGAAGGGTTTACTAATGTTGGTATTATACACAGAAGAACAATTAATGAGAGCATATAAAGTATATATTAAAGACTTTTGTACCCCTGAAATAGAGCCAAGTTTAGAGGTTTTTAGAATTATGTTTGAAGATAACGAGAGTATACAAAACTTATCACTACAAGTTGTTTTAGATAACTAGTGCCTTTATTTTTAAAAGTAGGCATAGTTATTATGATATTATTAGAGATTATGTTTAGGTTATATTCATGAGAGAAACAATAAAAAGATTTACTACTCCAAAACAAACAAAGGACTGGTATATAAAATGGGCGGCTTCAGTATTAATACTAATGGCTATGGTTCTTCGTGCTACAGGAGATTATCCATTTACAGATATGTGTCTGTCGTTAGTAGGATGTATAGGCTGGTTAGTAGTAGCAATGCTATGGAAGGAGAATAGCAAAAGGGTATATGGGACTTTTTGCCACAGAACCCATTAAAAAGGGTACAGTAATATTATGGTTATCGAAAGATTCTAATTATTTTAAAGAGCCAACTAAAACCTCTATACAAGTAAGAAATCTACATTTAGAACATTATGAAGGCGGATGCACAAACCATAGTTGTAATCCTAATGCTAAAGTACTAAGCATAATGTGGGGTTTAGATATGAACGCATATTATATTCCTTTCGCGGCTTTCGCTGAAAGTAGTAAACTTAATCCTGTTTTAATGGCAAGTGAAGATATAATTGCTGGAGAAGAAATTACTTTTGATTATGAAACTACAGAGGAAGAACTCGCAGAACCCTTTAAATGTAATTGTCATGGAAAGTGGATACGAGGAAAATCTACGTGAAGTATCATTTCTATAATCCAGTAACAGGGATCGGTTGGGAAGATGAATTAACCTATCTAAAAAAGAAAAGATTTTTACAAAACAGCCCTTGGATTAGGGAATTAAAAGGAATATTTATGTCAGGAATTTACAATCAAACTTACTTTGACAACCATCCATTTGAAGGAGAAAGGGATGGAGTTCTCTACGGAGTAGTCTTAGTAAATAAAAAAACTTATGAAAGAGAGTGTATAAAAGTAGGAATCGCTTCCGGCAAGGACTGGAGGCACATTATAAAGCGTAGTCGTGGTTTTAAAGGATATGATACTCGTATTCAGAGAACACATCACGATACTCTTTATAATGTATGGAAACTAGAACAATCACTACATGAAAAATATAAACATGAAAAATTTGTGCCAAAAATCAAGTTCGGAGGTTATACAGAGTGTTTCAAAATTGATTCGCTCATTCTACAGGACTTCCCGAAAAATAGTTCTTGACATGGCACCCTAAATTTGTTATAATATATATAATGAAAAAAATGAGAGAAGTAATGCAAGAAATCTTACCACCTAAAGTTTGTCCTGCTTGCGATACACTTTTAGTGTGGAAAAATGATCAGCTCTTTTGTAACAACACTCTTTGTAGTGGTAAAACAAGTAAGAAGATCAAGCATTTTGCAACAACTCTCAAAATAAAGGGACTCGGACCCCGAACAATAGATAAACTAGAGATAACTTCAATATTTGATCTATACCAGCTACCACTAGAAATGATGATAGTTGCGTTAAACTCCGAGAAATTAGCAGTAAAGCTTTTCAGAGAGATCAACTCTAGTAAGACAGCAGATTTAGTTGACTTATTACCTGCATTTTCTATAAAACTTATAGGAAATACGGCTTCTCAGAAGGTTTGTGAGCAAGTTGAATCTTTATTACAACTTAATGAAGAAGTATGTAAACAAGCAGGACTAGGTCCAAAAGCTACTGATAATTTGCTAGATTGGTTTTACGAAGAATTTACCGATGGATACGACAGACTTCCTTTTAGTTGGGATACTAAGGTTAAGAAAACAGACAAAGGAAAAGGGGTTGTATGTATTTCAGGTAAACTCAAAAGCTACAGCACGAAGGCAGCCGCAAAAAAAGTTTTAGAAACTAAAGGCTACCAAGTTAAAAGTAGTTTAACAAAAGACGTAACAATCTTAATAAATGAAAGCGGAGTTGAATCCGCAAAAACGAAAGCTGCCCATAAAAAGGGCATAACAATAATAACTAACCTTAAAGAAATAATTTAATTTGGAGAAATCAAATGGCATTACCAAAATGGACAGATGAAAGAACCCAGAGTCTAGTTGACTTTGTTGGTTCGGAACCTATTTCCCAAGCTACCGTTGCTTTAGCAGCTGATGAACTTGAAACATCAACTCGCTCAGTATCTAGTAAGCTTAGAAAAATGGGTTATGAAGTCGAATTAGCTTCCTCAGTATCACACAGAACCTTTTCTGATGATCAAGAAGCTACATTACGACAATTCGTTACAGATAATTCTGGAACGTACACTTATGCGGATATCGCTGCCTCTTTCGAGAGCGGTGCATTTTCTGCTAAGTCAATACAAGGGAAAATCCTCTCTATGGAGATGACTCCCCATGTAAAACCAGCTGAGAAACCTCAGTCAGTCAGAACTTACTCTCCCGAAGAAGAAGCCACATTTACCTCTATGGTAAACAGCGGTGCTTTTGTAGAAGAAATCGCAGAATCACTTGGCAAGACTGTAAACTCAATTCGAGGAAAAGCTCTTAGCTTGTTAAGGAGTGGTGATATTAACGCTATTCCTAGACAAAAGGTCACAAAAGGCTCATCAAAAGCCGATCCTTTGTCTGAACTAAATGGTGAAATCGCCAACTTAACAGTTGATGAAATCGCTGATGAAATTGGCAAAACCGTAAGAGGCGTGAAAACTATGTTGACAAGACGTGGTTTAACTTGCGCAGATTACGACGGCGCTGCTAGAAAAGAA